CATAAGATAAGCGTTAGTTTAAATGGGTGGATTGATTGAAACTATAACTGGAACTAAACAAACTGAGTTAGTTTCTAGCACAAATGACAGTTATTTAACAAATGCTGTTCAAAAAGAAGAGATGCATAAGATAAGCGTTAGTTTAAGCGAAGCAGCCAAAATGGAGTTTAAAAAAACAATGGATTTTTATAACATTGTACAGTTTTTCCAATTGAACTGTATTGAAAGGTTACTTTTAAAAATGAGAAAAAGTACAAAGAAAGTAGTGATTCCTAAAAATGATCGATATAATATAATATCTCTTCTTGTTGTAAATATTTATGCCTCTATAATTAATTTGCTAAATGCCGAAAATCCAGTAGGCAAAACATATGTAATAACACGACCAGATGACAATATTCAATTAGAAAATTTTGAAGATTTTGAACAGCTCAAGACTATTGATATGTTAAACAAAACAAAGATACAACCAATAGATTTATTAATTTTTGTCAACCAACAAGCACCAGTAAAATTTCATACCTATAATGTGCTAGAATTGTCCTTTGATATAAAAAAATCATTTAATCTTTTCCTATATGGCCAGAATATAAAAGGAGAACAATGTGAAATCCAAGGACAGTATCGTCATGCCTTTAGAACTGAACTAATAGACCTTAAAACAAATGACGATTTTTTAACTCGAAATCTGGACTTCTCTGATCAATTTCAATTATATCCTCAAGATTATTATCCTGGAGAGCTAAATGTTGGCATGACTGAAAGTGATTACAGTGAAATTGCACCAATGCAATTACCAAATTATGATATTAAAATTGATGATCATGCTAATCTTTATTTCTTTGATAAAAACACCCAACAAATTAAGGCTGCTATTGAAAGGAAGAAAATTGATAAAGCATGTAAGGAAATGAGTATGTTAGTCACAAAATTAGGAATTGATTACAAGGATCAAGAAAAAGATAAACAAAATCAACCATTGTATTTGGCAGTGTATCCCATCATTGAGAGATATTTCCAAGACCTAGCTTTTTCACGTGAGCCTGGATTTATACAGTATTTTGTTTATAGGCTGAGGTTATATTTTGTTAAATTGGATTATGATGTAGAGAAAAAAGATCCATACGCTGCCGTTGTGACTAATGGTATTTGCTATAATAAGAAAATGGAAGAAGAAGCAGATGTCCCAATTGATGTGAAAAATGTCTATTATTTAAAATTAGGTTATTGGGATGTTTTAAAATTTGAATTCCTAAGATCTTTTGGCTTGTATATAAAAACTATACTATCTCTGGAAATTTTTTACCATCATAGAAAATATGAAACAGACGGACAATCTAATATAGATTGGGTCTATTTGGCGAGTGGTAAATTGCAAATCAAACCATATGCTGGAAAAACACAAATAAAATATTCGCCGCAACAAGACCTTAAAATATTAAGTGATAAACAACTAGTAGTGCACTATGAACAGATACCCAGTGTTATAAGCCGTCTGTGGTCTAAAGTATTTGACATAAATGATGAACTTGCAGAAACAAATATGAGGCATAACCACAAAGTTAAGGAGATAGTTGAACAAATCGATCATTTTATACTCTTCCATTGTAAGTTGCATAAGTACATACCTAATGCAATTAAAATACCCTCACAATTAGAATCATTATTTAATTTAGGTCCAAATGACACATTATCAAATGACTGTTTGACATTGAGATTGCATATGTATAGAATGTGTCTTAACTTTTATCGTGCTCAGCACGAGTATTTGGGTGTTAGCTATTTAAATGCTCATAATAAAATAACTCTAAAAAAAGTTGTGAGTAATTTATTAAACATTTATGTGTTGCAGAATACATATATTAAACATATACCTTGTAATTGCTCTCCTAAAATTTTAATGACCATCATACCTCAACCTATAGAGCAAACTGATTCTGCAATTATATATAATAATTGTATACGTACAACTGTCGCTTCATTTAAAAGACAGTGTAAATTTGTGCCTATGCCTGATCCTAAAATTATGAAGGAATACTATAATTTTTGTGACTTACTCTTTGAAGAAGTGTACAAGCCATGTTTAATCAATTTTGATTATTCATATAACCAGTGGATAACTAAAGAACCATTGAAAAAACAAAGAGACTTATTAACAAAGGATATTCAGTATAGAAGAGAACATGTTGAAGATAAAACATGCAAAATGGTCGTTCATGAGTTATTCTGCAAAGTTGAAAAACAAGAACCAGGAGGAAAAAATAGAGCCATTGCCGGAGTAGATACATTTATAAAATTGGTTATGGGACCAATCACTTGGGTATTAGAACACTTGTTTAATGATAACACACATTTCTACTGCGGTCATAAAAATGCTGATGACTACTCAAAAATTTATACTGATATGCATAAAAAAAGTTTTATGGCTGTAGAAGGTGATGGATCTGGATTTGATCAAACACAACATTACTGGCTGAAATATTTAGATAGGAAAATTTACAATTATATAGCAGAAAACACACCAATCTATCACCTAGATGGCTCCAATCAAGCGGAATTTTTTAGGAATATTAGCACTACTGCCATTAAAAAATTGTGTGCCAATTATTATGCACATAAAAAGAAAATTACCTTGTGTAATAGTGAAATTTTAGGTACAGTGTTTAGCGGTTCCACTGACACAACATTAATGAACACTGTTAGAATGAGTAGTTACAATTTATTCACACTTTATAAATTTGGATATTTAAAGAAAGAGCAACTCAAAGATTATGTGGGATTGCACAAGGGAGATGATTTTGTAGAATTTCTTAGTCTTAATGAAGAACAAAAGAAACAAATAGTTGAGGATTACTATAAGATATGGGTAAAAAAAGAGAATGCTAGTAAAGTGTATATATATGGCATAGGTCAAATAATAAAAATATTAGAAGTTTTGCCACCAACTAGATCTTCATTTTGTAGTTGTATAACTTTAAAAACTAGCGATGATAAGGTGGTTTTTGTGCGTGATCCTCAAAGAATGGTACGATTTGCACCATATTCACGAAAATTTGCATATTTAAATGATGGTCAAAAAAAACAGTATTTAATAGATCAAGCAGTAGCACTTGAAGCTGCACAATTAGATAGTGTACCATTCTTCAAAGCCTTTATGGAATTATATTATGCTGCAGCCAATAGATTACAATCAAAGCCTTCACCTCTTAAAGAAGGTGATCGTAAAATAAAGGAATATACCGAACAGGATGAGGAAATGGATAAGAAGAAACATAAATGGATCAAATCCAGAGAAGATGAATATAGGAAGTATGATTATGATCGTGATTATATGTATGCACGAATCAAAAATGATAGAAAAGAAAAATTTAAGCTTGATATGGTTGACTATTATGACAATATGCAGCAACGTTATAAGTGGAGTAAACATCAAATAGAAGACTTCATATATTTCCTCCGTAATTGTTACTCCAACAGTAAATTGCTTAGTAAGCATTACGGTATGATAGATCAAAACTTAAATTTTGATTGGTAGACAGCTGCATAACGGCGTGACTTCAATTTTCCAATTAATTAATAATTAATTTAGAAAATTTATAAGGTCTCAGAATTAACACTCTGAGATGTCCTTAGTTTTTCCCGCTGGG